TTCCGTCGTGGTCATGCGAGCAACGGTGCTGTTGCCGGCTTAGCGTACCTCAATGGTAACTATGCGGTCTCGTACGCTTACGTGTACTGGTCGTCGCCCCTCTGCTATTTTGCAGAGGACGTAAGCCCCGTGCCCGTGCAGTACTAGCGTTCATTGTGTTCGGGTGTCCATCGTGTCCATTAGGGTGCGAAGCGCCCGAGCACCCAAGGCACGTAAGTGCCGCATCTTAGTTCTTTGACATGTTGTTTCCGTTCCTGTTTTATTTTCCCCGCCGTAAGGCGGTCGCACTTGAAAAATTAAATATTACATTTGTGCCGCCTATTGATTGGGCGGGTTGTCTTCTCTGACGTCCAGTTCCGGCCTTCGCTGTCCGTTCCGTCGTGGTCATGCGAACAACGGTGCTAATGCCGGCTTAGCGTACCTCAATGGTAACAATGCGGTCTCGAACGCTAACGTGAACTGGTCGTCGCCCCTAGGATATGCCGCTGATTTATTCAGTAAGAAGAAGTGGAGGAGAGACCCTGTCACTGGACAAAAAATCAAGGCTAAAGGTATAGTCCCGGTAGGTTGATAAACCGACGGCTCATGACCCGATGGCGATTGCAGACACTGGACACTAAAAGACACTTGGGACACCATGAGGAGAAAAGGTGACTTTTCCGGGGATATAGCCCGGAAAGAAAACTATTACAAGGCTTTTGATCATGCCAGCAAGAACAAGCATGGCAAAAAGGCCATAATAAAGTTCGAGGCGGACTTGGAAAAGAACCTTTCCGATCTCCTATACTCTTTTGAAAACGGGACGTTCGTAACCTCCCCGTATCGTTTCATGACCGTCCATGAGCCGAAAAAACGTCTTATCGGGATGCTCCCTTTCCCGGATCATGTCCAGCACTGGGCGATGCTCAATGAGGTGGAGGATTATTTTACGAGATCCTTCTCCGCGTATACCTACGGAGGGGTGAAAGGACGCGGTCCCCACGCCTACATGAGGATGATCCGGAAGGTCCTGAGAAAATATCCGGAACGTACCACCGACTATCTCCTGTGCGATATCCACCACTTCTATCCGACCGTCAATCACCCTGTACTGAAAAGCCAGCTCAGGACACGTATCAAGGATAATCATTTATTGCGAAGGCTTGATGAGATCATCGATAGCGTCGAGGGGGATACCGGTATGTTTCCCGGCACGAAGCTGGCGCAGTTCTTCTCGCTTGTCTATCTTTATCTTTTCGATCACGATTTGAAGCGGTGCTTCCATGTCGGGGAATGCCCGGCTTTGGTTGAGTACTACACGAAAAGATATATCGAGGAAAGTATCGCGACGGCCAAAACAGAACATGATTATGAGGAGTTATCCAAAGGGATCCAATATCTCTCGGACAGGTTCAAGGGATATCTGAACCGTCTGGATTTCTGCTACCGTCTCGCCGATGATGTCCTGATACTGCATGAGGACACCGTATTCTTGCACCTTGTCATCGAGTGGATCGGTCTTTATTACGCTAACGAGCTTAGGATCGGTCTTAACCCGAGATGGAAGATCGGGCACGTGACGGACGGTGTCGATACGGGGGGATACGTGCATTTCCCGGATCACGTCCGTGTCCGGAAACGTAACAAGGTGGCTCTCTGCCGCCAGATAGCGAGATTGAGAAAGAAGGGTTTGCCGGACGAGGAGATAAGGAGGAGGGCCTCTTCCCGTATAGGCTTCATCCAACACGCTGATACGAGTAATCTATTAAATAAATTAGGAATGGAAACACCAAGGAAAAGACTGGGACAGGTGATAAGGAATAAAAAAAGTCCGTGGGAGGATCTCCCGGCCGACCGGAAAATGAGATTCGAGGATATACTTTATGATACCCGGATACCGGAGGACCGGAGAGGCCCCGAGGAGGACAGGCTGATCGAGTTGATCGATTATAAGATTGAGGATAGCAAGATCGAGAGAAACGAGGACGGCACGCCAAAGAAGTGCCTCGCCATACGTTTCCGATGGAAAGGCGAGGAGCGTTACGCTTTCACCGGTTCCGCCGTCTTGATTGATCAGGCGCTCACGGACTTCTCTCACGAGGACTTGCCGGTGGATACCGTGATAAAGGTGCTCACCAACAAGTTCGGTAAGAAATTTTTCAGGTTCACTTGACCCGTGGGGATCGCTCTTGGCCGATCCTTCCGGGTCGGCTAAAAAACATTTAAATATATGGAGACAAGAGCGATTTACACGGAGAGAAAGACATTCGTAAAATACGATGACAACCATTACCTGCTATACCTGAACGAGGAGGTCTTGGAGAACCACGTTCCGGAGGGCCACGGGGGCGAACCGGAACCGGAGCCTTGCACGGCTTACGCCTATACCGGCACGTGCGAGGATGGCGGCACGCTGGTCGAGGCTACTTCCGCAAGTTATGACAGTCTCGTGTCCGGATTGATCCGGAGAGAGTATTCCGCCGATCGGGTAGAGGCGATAACGCTGAATAAATTGAGCTCGGATAATGAGAGAAAGGCCGAGTTTGAGGCCGAGTTCGCCTGTCTGGAACGTTACCGTAACGACTGCAAGGCGAGGGTACGTGCCTTGCTGGGTATGCCCGAAAGCGTCTCGAACACCCTTTAAATACCGTTCGAGATGCGTATCTATGATAAGACGGGCGAGGTATTGCTTGACATCCCGGTGGACGATGACAGCTATCGTTACCGGGCGATAGCGCAAGCGAAGAAGGTGGAGCTGCGTTACTCCCTAGTGGATCACGTGGAGCTGCCCACCGGGGCGTATATCGAGTACCAGGGGGAAAGGTACACGCTGTGGTACCCTTCGGATTTCAAGAAGGAGGGCACGAGGGTATTCGACTATACCGTCACCTTCGGCGGTAACGAGGAGATCTTGAAAAAATATAAGTACAAGCTGTTGTCCGACAAGCCGTACAAGCTCAAGTTCGTCATGACGGCCACGCCGGGGATGTTCATGGAACTGCTGGTGGACAACTTGAATCTTTATGATTCCGGCTGGACGGTCGGCACGGTGATCGAGGCCCCGGAGAAACTGTTGTCGTTCAACCATGAGAAATGCTGGGCTGTATTGGGGCGTTTGGCCGAGGAGTTCGACACGGAGTTCGAGATCGTGGGCAAAACTATCAACCTCCGCAAGGTGGAGTATTACAAGGACGCTCCTCTAAAGCTATCCTACGGAAAAGGTAACGGATTCCTTCCCGGTGTAGGTCGTGCGAACCAAGGCGACAACCTCCCCGTTGAGATCCTTTACGTGCAAGGCGGCGAGCGGAATATCGATTACTCGGTCTACGGTAGCCAGACATTGTTGCTTCCCAAGTCACAGGAGCTGGAGTACCAAGGCCGACGGTACAAGACCGACAAGGACGGGATGTATGTCACTCGCGCGGACAGGCCCCTTTCCTCTTATAATGAGGACAGCTACGACGCCAGCGATATATATCCATCCCGGGTCGGTACGGTGAGCAAGACCGATACGGAGCCGGGCGAGGACACGGACGGGAACGATGTCACGTTCTATGATTTCTACGACTCGTCAATTCCAGATAACCTTAATTTCGAGGATTGCCTGATCGCTGGCCAGAGCATGACCGTGATCTTCCAGACAGGCCGTCTGGCGGGTCGTGAGTTCGATGTCAAGTACGTACACGAGGGGCGTAAGTTCGAGATCGTACCGGCTGAGCAGGACGGCATGGATCTTCCCAACTTGTCCCTGTATCCGGAGGAGGGAGACAAGTACGCCGTCTTTAACATATCCCTTCCCACAGCCTACGTATGCGACAACGCCACCAAGACCGGGGCGAGCTGGGACATGTTCCGGGAGGCTGTTCGTTACCTCTACGAGCGTGAGGAGCGGCAATTCACGTTCACCGGCGAGCTAGACGGGATCTGGGCGAGGCGTAACTGGCTGGCCATCGGCGCCAAGCTGGTACCCGGCGGTTATGTCAATTTCAGCGACCCGCAATTCCAGCCGGACGGCATCCTGATCCGGATCACCGGGGTGAGGGATTACATCAATAGGCCCCACAACCCGGAGCTTGAGCTATCCAACACGCCGGTAGGCGGTTTCCTGTCCGATGAGCTGGGCAAGCTGGAGAGCGAGGAGGTCGTTAATGACAAGAGGTATAAGGAGGCGTTACAGTTTACCAAGCGCCGTTACCGTGACGCTATCGAGGCGCAAGAGATGCTGGAAGCGGCCTTCGATAATTACTCCAAGGGCATAGACCCGATATGGGTACGTACCATGTCGCTCTTGGTGGGTGATGAGTCCCTGCAATTCCGTTTCGTCAACAGCAAGACCGCTCCTGTGACCGTCATGCCCGATTTCAGGTATGATGACAACACCGGGGTGTTTACCGCCCCGGCTTTGATCTTGCAGCACATGACGCTAGGCATCGGTGATATCAAGGAGTCCCATAAGCCTTCCGAATACCGGTATTGGGATATGGGGGCGTATACGAGTCCCTACTTGGGGGATTACGGGAAACTCTATCTCTATGCGAAGTGCGGCAAGAGCGGTGGGAAGGGGACGTTCGAGATGTCCGGGAGCCCTCATAAGTTCGAGGAGGATGGGTACTATTATTTCTTGACCGGTTTATTGGGCGGCCAGTTTGACGGGGCCCGTTCCTTCGTTACCGTGTACGGTTTCACGGAGATACTCCCCGGCCGGGTGACGGTGGATAGGATTGTCTCGACGGATGGTAATACCTATTTCATACTGAATAAGGGGGATGGCTCTGGCGAGTTTCATGGGCGTATGGTCTTTACCGCCGGTTCGGGGCTGAAAAACCTTGATGAGTGGCCGGAATTGGATCAGTCTATCAAGGAGGCCAAGAAATCCGTGGAGGACCTGAACTATTACGTGGACGGGGCGTTCAAGGATGGTATAGTCACGGAGACGGAGGCCGTGGCGATCGAGAAATACCTGAATACGGTCAATGTTTCCAAGGCCGAGGTCGAGGCCACTTATAAAAAATTATATGAGAATACCTATCTCTCCGGCCCGGCCAAGACCGGGCTTTTGAACGCGAAGGTGACATTGTTCGGGGCGATTGACAACCTATTGTCCTCCATCAATACCGCTATCGTTGACGGCAAGGCGACAGAGGCCGAGAAAAAAGACGTTGACGCCAAGTTCACGGCCTTCAATACCGCCATGTCCTCTTTTAACACAGCCGTAGAGGCCGCAAACAAGGCTATTCAAGATACGCTGAAAGGGTATTCAGATACAGCCATGAAAAAGGCGCAGGACGCTCTTAGCGAGGCGGAAAATGCCAGTAACGCTGCCAATAACGCCCAAGGATCGGCTAACGATGCCCAGAGCATGGCCAATGACAAGGCGAAGGTGTTCTACCAATCCACGGCCCCGAGATCGGGAATGCGGAAGAACGATCTTTGGGTAGACGGCGTGAATATCTATCGCTATAATGGTGAAGGGTGGGTTTTCGCCTCCGAGTACGACTGCACGATTACCGAGATCAATGGCGGCCTCGTGTCCACGGGGGCGATAGCGTTCGGTAATACCGGGGGCATGGCCGCTAGCGGTACCGTAAGGATATGGTCCGGAGGGAACTCCGGGGCGAACGGGGAGCCTCCCGCTTCCCCGACATTCAAGGTGCTCAGTGACGGCAAGGTATATGGCAGCAACTCCATCATGTGCATGAACCGTAATTACGAGGTCTCATGCGGTTTCGCCAGTGACGGTAATAGCGGTGGCGATATCTCGAACCTTGATCCGGGATCTGTCCGTATATGGGTCGGCAGCACTTACGAGCGAAGGGATGAAGCCCCTTTCCGGGTCGGGCTAAGCGGTTTGGTGGCCGCTAGCGGGTTGATGCTCTCCAAGCGACATTATATGTATAACGGGGCGTTGGCCATCCACAACGACGGACAAGTCACGCTAAGATCGGTAGATACTGATAATGGTGGTAACCACCTGCGTAATGTCATAATGCAGACGTATCCGAATTACGTGAACTCGGTACTTGATCTGACCGATATATTAGACTCCGCTACGGCGATGAGTGTCCCGCCTATCTTGACATTGAGGTGTGGGCGTTCCGCTTATACCAATTATCCGAGGATATGGATTAATTGCGTGCATAAGGCTGGTTGGGGTTCCGCTTTCCGGGTCGAGTCCCGGTATTTTAATGACGATGGTGCCATGGAGAGAACTGTCATTAATGTCGGCTCCATGATGACACACGTGCAATTGGGGGCGTTAAGCTCTTCGCCCGAGCTATATCCTGTTTACTATGATAACAAAACAGGTTATTTATGTATGAAATACTAATAAAAAAAATAACAGATATGAAATTGACATTGAAAGACAGGGTATTAATACTCAATAACGTGCTGCCGATGTACGACAATCGCAAAAATATCGGCTTGAAAATATCTATCTCCGGCAAGGTCCAGCTATTGGATTCGGAGCGGAAGGAAGTGGTTATGACCCCTGTTGGTAACGGGGAATACGAGATCTCGTTCAAGACCGTGGACGCCATGACAGGGGTCAAGTCCTTTGATTTCACGGACGATGAGTTATGGTACCTGAAACAGCGGGTGGATTACCTTGATCGGCAGGGGATGTTCTCCGCCGAGACGATCGATTCTTATTCCAAGATACTCGACCAGCCTTTTTCCGGGGAGGAATACCAAGATAGATGGAATGAGCTAAAGGGAATAGATCCTATCGCTTAATGGGATATAAGCCTTTATCGGGGGCGGGCAAATAAAAGCCCCCGTATATATTAAAAGAAAACGAGTTATGGGAGTTGATTTGAATACGATGTTGGCGATAATCGGTGCGATGGGCGGGATCGAGGGGATAAAATGGGGCATCCGTGCGTGGGCGAACCGTAAGACGAACGCCCGTATAGCGGACGCTCAAGCTGACGTGGAGGAGTTCAAGGCCCTGCGTGAGTATAACGAGTTCTTGCAAAAGCAGTTGTCTGAGAAGGAGGAACGGTTTGTTGAGCAGACCGGACGGCTCCGGCAGGTGCAGGACGAGCTTTTCACGTTGAAAGAGAGCTACTCGGACGTGAAGATAGAACTGGCTTTAAAGAGGTGTGAGAAAAAGAAATGCGGCGATCGTGAGCCGCAGAACGGTTATTAATGAGGGAGGATAAGGAATGAGAAATAACAATTTACCCCGGGGATTACGTAACAACAACCCCGGGAACATCAGAAGGAACAGCGATGTCTTCCAAGGCGAGAAGACAAGCTCTGATCGAGAGTTTAAACAATTCAAGTCGATGGCATACGGTTACAGGGCGATCTTTAAGATCCTGTCTAACTATTACCGGAACTATAAGCTGGATACGATCCGCAAGATGATAGGAAGATGGGCTCCGGAAAACGAGAATGATACGGAGGCTTACATTAAGGCCGTGGCCGATTACTCTGGTATCCCTGCTGATGATCCCATCGACATCAACGACCGTGAGCAGATGATCCGGATCGTCGCCGGTATGAGCAAGGTAGAGAATGGGAGAGAAGCTGATATGTCAGACGTTATAGCCGGGTGGAATCTGCTATGAAAATATGGTTCGTCATATTATTATGCCTTCTCTGTGCCTGTGGAACTTCATGGAAGTCTACGGACATGGAGAGGCACGCAACATCTAGCGTGATCCTATCGGATAGCGTTTTCATGAGGGACAGCCTTTCGGGCATTGAGCGGATATTATCTAACGAGAGGCTGAACGCCCATATCTTGATTGTCGAGTGGTCGGATCCAGATAGCATAGGAAACCAGTATCCGGTTAGGACTACGGATATTGATCTTAACAAGGAAAAAGATGAGCGGGTGGATAAGACTACCCATGCGGGATTAGAGGCAACGAGGCTCAAGAGCGAGGACATCTCTTCCACGGATGACGAGAGAATCAAGGAAAATATCGAGAGGGATACACGCCCTATCTCATCT